GGCACTGTTAAATCATGGTTTTATGATTTGTACAAAAGCCTATTATCTACACCAGCAAATACATACAAAGAGCTTAAAGCAAAGGTTATTGCAAGACAATCGTTCGTAGAGGTTACTGAAGAGCTGTATGATGAAGCTCTAGAGGTTTTGCCACCTATCTGGTTAGAAAATGGCTGCTTTATGGTAGACGAAGCAGTGACTGGCGATGTATATCATGTATTCGGTCGTAAAAACGGCAAATTTTACGGGTGCTTGTGTAATAAAGGTTTTGCTCTTAATAACTTTTAAAACCTGTGTCATGAAAAATAAAACCCAGACTAAGAAAGAAGCAATTGCTTTAAAGAAAAGGCTAATTCAAGAAGGCAAAACGGATATTCATATCTACAAGTTTGCCGGCAAACGAAAATGGCAGTATTTCGTTGGTGACTGGTGGCAATGGCTTGGGTTAATCAGTTGAAGATAGCAAGATTATAAAAGGCGTGTTTTGCAAGTAACTCACGCCTTTATTGCTTTGTTTCAGTGTGTTTTACATCTATTTTTGTTTACATGCTAGAAGCGAAAACTATACAGAAATACAAGAACAAGTCGATAGCTCAATTAGTTCAGTTGGCGCAAAAATATTTCAATGCTTATATCCGCAAAAGAGATTCGCAAGATGGGTATTTTAAATGTATTTCGTGCAGCAAAATAAAGGCAGTATCACAAATGAATGCAGGGCATTTTTATAGTGTTGGCCACTATCAAAGCGTTCGTTTTCATCCGCTTAATGTTTGGGGGCAATGCATTCAGTGCAATCTGCATTTACATGGTAATCTATTGCCATACAGAGAAAATCTCATTAGAAAGATTGGGGTAGAAGAATTTGACAAATTGACCCAGATCGCCTATATGAGACATTATAAGCTTGAAAGATTCATGCTTATTGACATAATAGAACGATACAAATATAATTAGATATGACCTATTCATCAGAAATGCAGGCTACGGTAGATAGCCTGGGTATTAAAGACGAAAATGTTCTATATCTGCCAATTGCCCGTGTGCATTTGGATCGGATTAGAAGTAAAGAAAAAAGAGTCGAGTTTAGAGATGCTACTTGGTTTTACCTGAAGAAGCTTTGCAAGTTTGACAAAAACGACAATTTCGTTCAAGAAAAGCCTATTACACACATTTTATTTCAAGCTGGATATAATGCTCAGTCGCCTCGTTTGCTAGTGAGTATCAAAGATTGGTTTGTGAAAGAAGCTGGTAGTAAGGCAGAAAGTAAGGCAGAGTACATGCCGGACGCAGAATATGAAGGCTTCACTTATGAAGATGAGTATTTGGCTTTGGTTGTGGGTGATTTGCTTCATGAAGAGAATTTTTAACCTTCACGCTGGTAAGGCGTGTTTTTAATACTTTAATATATGGCGATAAGAGGTAAAGGCGGTAAGTTTATCACCGCTGGTCAAAGAAGAAGGGACATTGGAGGTGCGGTCGGTAGAGAGAACCGTGCAATTAGAAACAGGCCTTCTAGCTGGACGGCTAGAGAGGCGCAGCGTAAACACCGTGGTAATAACGCTCGTGCAGTTTCACGTTTAAAAGCAGCAGGTAGAGTAGTATAATGTATCACGCAATACAAGCTATAAAAGAGGTTGCCAAAGAAACTAAGAGGGTGATACTGTTCCATTCCGGTGCTGGAAAGGACAGTATTGCTCTTTTAGATTTATGTGCCCCATACTTCAAAGAAATTGTATGTGTGTATATGTACATGGTGAAAGACCTTGAACACATAGATAAATACATACTCTGGGCTAAGAATAAATACAAAAACGCAACATTTATCGAAGTTCCTCATTATGCTTTGTCTCAGTATATCAAAGACGGAGTGTATGGATGCAAAAAAGATCCAAAACAACGTGTGTACCAGTTAAACCACATTACCGCAATGGTAAAGAAGAATACAGGGATAGACTGGGCAATTTTTGGTTTTAAGAAGTCCGATAACCTTACAAGGCGTTTACAGCTGATGGGGTATAGGGATGAAGCCATATTCGACAATACGAAAAACGCTTATCCCCTTTCCAAATACAAGAATGGTGATGTTGAGAAGTATATCAAGCTTAAAAGGCTTATTCCTCCAATAAAATACGGGGATGGCCAAAGTCAGGGTACAAATGTTGGGAATCTTCCTTTCTTAATGTACTGCAAAACGTACCATCCGAATGATTACAAAAAGATCATCAAGGAGTTCCCGCAAGTAGAATTATTAGTATTTGAGTTCGAAAATTACAATGAAAACTATGAAAATTAAGCAGGCTGAGACAAGAGTTGTCAAGCGTAGTCAAATAACATTTGCTTCTTACAATCCCCGTGTTATCACCGATAGTGCAAGGAAGAAGCTGAAAGCAAACCTGAAGAAATACGGACTGTTAGGGGGTATTGTCTGGAATGAGAAAACAGGCAATCTGGTAGCCGGACACCAAAAGCTAAGTATCATTGATGAAGCTAACAAGTATAATCCGGAAACAAAAGAGAATGATTATGAAATCCGTGTTGAAGTAGTCCAGATGGAACAAAAACAGGAGATCGAACAGAATATCTTCATGAACAATCCTTCTGCCCAGGGGGAGTATGACAACGATATGCTGGCTCAGCTTCTGAAAGACATAGATGTTGATGCTGCAGGTCTTGATGTTTCTGATTTAAATGTAATAGTAGCCGATGCTCCTGTATTTGATGTCGCTGATTTCAACCAAACTGTAAAAGGCGACTTTGACAAGCTGGAACAAAAGACTGAAGAGGAAAAGCAGGTTGAAAAAGAAGAAAAGAAACAGGCTATCAAAGAAGCCAAAGCGCAGACAAAGGAAAAGATTCGTGATGAAGTAGATGGCGATCCTTGGGTAACTGTTTCTTTTACCAATTTCCAAAACAAAGCTTTCTTTATGGAATTGCTGGGGTATCCGACTGAAGATAGAATAATCAAAGGAGAGCCTTTGAGTGATATGATTGAACAATTACAGTAACAAAATGGACATAACAAAAGAATTTTTAGAAGAGAAAGGCTTTGCCTTGGATAGTACAGAAGGAGTGATCGTTAACTATGTGAAAAAGATCAATGACAGAGTTGATTTAGTACTGGCCATATCTCCGCTGGAAGAGTTTTTCATCTGGGTAAAGGATGAAGATTTCGAAGACCCTAACATGGATGGCGTAAAGGTTCATCTTGATACTAATGACTTTGATCTTGCAGAAAAAGCAGCTCAAATCATAGTAGGAATAGAATATTAAACCAAACAGTAATCCTTAAATTTTAAAATATGAAAGCAGTTTATAAAATGCATATCGATTGTGGCAGAATGGGAGAACTTGAAGGAGTTTTCGTTGCTACTAAAAAGCAAGTAGAAAAATTATTATCATCTGGTGTCGAGGTGTACTTCGGCGAAGTATTAGGCAAGCACTCAGAAGTATACAGGTATATTGAAGACAAGGATATTAAAATGGTTAGTGATGACCAAAATGTTGTTGATGTCATTGAAAAACATGGGCTACAAAGCGGGTATAATCCATTTGAATACACTAGTGTCAATTTTGACTATGAATCTATTGGATTAGATGAAGACTGCTCCGTTGAGGAGATAATTGATAAGCTTATTGAAAAAGAAGCAAATTGAACCAAAATAAAGCAAACGAAGCAATTGCTTCATGTGTAAAGCAAAATCAAGTAAAATGAGCAAAAATAATAATTCAAGTAGTGGGGTTGGAATATGTACAGTGGTATTCATTGTTTTCCTGATCTTAAAATTAACTAATACAATAGACTGGTCTTGGTGGTGGATTACAGCACCTCTATGGATTCCATTTTTATTTTGGTTGGTGATAGTTGTGATCATCCTTGGAATAGTGGGAGTGTTAACTAAAAACTGAGATTATGCTTATAGAAATTAAAGAAGTTGCGTTTGCAACCGGTAAAGAGGCTAGTGAAAATGCGAATTATCCGGAAAGTGGATTGTATTTGGTAGCAGCTGACGGAAATACAGATTTAAGGCTTATAGATAAATCTGTGAAAGTGAATCATTTCATTTGCCCTAAGAGTGTATTCGATGGAATAATGACTTATATGAGTAATCCAGAAGCTCCCAAACTATCTGAAGCAGATAATACAGTGCCACCAGCTAGTTATGTATCTGAATCATTTGTAATGGATTTCACTAAATTATTGTTAGGCAAAAAGTAAGCTATGAAAAATGTAACATTCATTCACAATAGAACAGGAGAGATCATGCCTAAAGTTAAATGCGCTGGTTTCGATGTAATTGAATTCAATGATAATGATGTTTATTCATGTTTTATTGAGAAAGACGGTAATAGGTATGTGGTAGCAAGCTTTGCGGTAGAAGATTTTTCAATGGTAATTAGCGAAATAGCAGAAGATTCAAAAGAAAGTAGAACTACGCTGGTAGGAAGTCCCGAATCGGCAGGTGTTGGAATTGTAGGTGTAGAATTTTCTGAAAAGCCCAATGTTCACATTGATTTTCACGGTATAGCGTCTCCAATATCCGCATTCGATGAGGAAGATGAAAGCATGACTGACTTTGAAATGAATGGCAGATTGTTAGAAGCCTCATTGATACTTGACTGCAATGTGATGGACTTAATCTATATAAAGGAGACTGTAAAACACAGAGGATTTACCGCTGATGATAAAGCTGAATTACGTGGCTATGGTTTCGTTATAAAGGAGACTTTTGAGAAAACCATAACAGACCTCACAGGCGGTTCATCATCGGTATCTAAAGGAAGAGTATGTACATTAATGTTTACTCTTGACTATATAAAGAGAAGAAGAAAGAAAGCAAAGAAAGCAAATGCTTCGAATGCTAAGCAAAAATAGCAAGTGATGACAGATAAGAAGGCGAAAAGTAAGGGGTATACCCATAAAGGCGAAATGTATGGAATACCGATTTATCTGAATGATAAAGAGTGTCCAGATATAGAGCCTAAAAACATTCTTTGGGATGTGTACTGGCATATACTCGTGTTTCTTGACTTAAATCTGTTTCAAAACACAGACTCTTTTATGATCGACAAGATAGAAGAGCTTTAAATATGACAGCCTGGAGAGACGGGCAATCGGGGAGTTAGCTGAGTCAGGAAAAAGCGAAGGGTGGCCACACAAAACAGTGCCTTAGACGTAGGTTCAAATCCTACACTCTCCACAAAAACACAAAAGCAATGAAGAAGGGATTTATATTGATGATTTCGGCATTGGCTCTGTTTAGTTGTAAACATGAAGCCGTATCAAAGGAGCTTACTAAGGGTAATAATATCGAATTGGAATTGTTATTTGAAAAAGACGGCTGTAAGGTTTACCGATTTATGGACATGGGAAAATTTGTCTATTGGTCAAGCTGTGAAGGGACTGTGCATTATGAATATGATAATGATGGTGACAAAGATGAAGTTTCTTCTGTAACAGATAAAAAGTAGATCATGGCAGACGTAGGCAGACCAAGAGACTATGATACAAATTACCATCCTCAAAAGGTTTTAAAGCTTTGTTTGCTTGGTCTTACAGATGAGCAAATGGCTGGTGCTTTGGAAATAGCTGTTTCCACATTTTACAAATGGCAAATTGACTTTCCTGAATTTTCGGAGGCTATAAAAAAGGGAAAGATAGATGCTGATGCAAATGTTGCAGCTTCCCTTTATAGAAAAGCTATCGGATTCAAGGAAACGGTGAAGAAGCCTTTCAAATTGAAGGAAACTACAAACGGCAAGGGATCGACTGAACGGGTGGAAATTGTTGATGTGGAAGAATATTACCCTCCTGATACCGGAGCTGGTATTTGGTGGCTGCGAAACAGGCATCCAAAGTTATGGAGAGAGGAGAAGAAAGTGGAGATTGAAAACAAGGGACCTATTGACTATTCGAAATTGTCGGATGATACCATTAGGGAACTTTTAGATGCAGGGGATACAGATGCTGGACAAAACGGCGATAAAAGTTGAGGCCTTTAAGAGAGGTATTTTTGATTTCATCAGTTGTAATGGTGGTAAAAGACATGAGAAGCAAGAAGAAGCTTTACGTGTACTAACCGACAATGAAACAAGAGAGCTTCTTTATGGTGGTGCTGCCGGTGGTGCAAAATCATGGACAGGGGCTTCTTGGCTCCTGTTTTCAGCATTGGCGTATCCAGGTACAAAATGGTTTATCGGTCGTGAAGAGCTGAAAAGATTACGTAGCTCAACATTACTTACATTTTACAAGGTTTGTAAAGCTTATGGTATTCCTGATTCAGAGTATAGTTACAATGGCCAAGATAACTATATACAGTTTAAAAACGGATCTCGTATTGATATGCTTGATCTTCGGCACAAACCAAGTGATCCACTATATGAGCGATTCGGTTCATTAGAGTACACCGGAGGCTGGGTTGAAGAAGGAGGAGAGATAAACTTTGGAGCGTTCGATGTACTTAAGACCAGAATCGGGCGACATCTTAACGGGGAATTTGGATTGACTCCAAAGATATTCGTTACCTGTAACCCGAAGAAAAACTGGATGTACTCCTATTTCTACAAACCTTTCAAAGAAGATTTGTTAAAGCCGTTTCAAAAGTTTCTTCAGGCATTCGTTCAAGACAACCCTTTCATTGAGAAAGACTACATCGAATTACTTCAAGGAACTACCGACAAGGCAAAGAGAGAAAGGTTATTGAAAGGTAACTGGGAATATGACGACAATCCTTATAAGCTATGTATCTACGATCTTATTCTTGACATATTCAGGAATACTCACATAAACAGAGGTAAGAAAAAATATATCACTGCGGACGTGGCTCGTTTTGGTTCTGATTCAGCAGTTATCGGTGTATGGCATGGCTGGGACTTGATTGAGGTTCATGAGTTTGAAATAAGTAAGACCACCGAGATACAGGCCTGTATTGAAGCTATGCAAAACAAACATCGTGTTCCTAAAAGACATTGTATTGTTGATAGTGATGGTGTCGGTGGTGGTGTAGTTGATAACCTTGATGTTATTGGGTTTAAAAACAATGGAAGACCATTCAAAGAAAAGACTGGGAAAGGTAAGGAGGTTCCTAAGTATAAAAACATCAAGACTCAGCTTATTGTTTATTTGGCTGAAAAGATAATCAATGAAAACATGATGCATATTTCTGCTGAGCTTTCTGAAAAGCAGATTGAACGCATAAAAGAAGAGCTTGATACAATTGAACGTATACCGGATTCAGACATCATCGCCTTAGTGAGTAAAGAACAGATTAAACAAGATATTGGAAGGTCTCCTGACTATTTAGACATGATATTTATGAGAGCCTATTTTGATTTCAAAAAGATTGGAACAACAAACGCGGATAGTATCGCATCAATGATTTAAAAACTAATAACAAATGACACTGGAAAAATTGAAAGATGGGAATGTTTCTATTGAGGAGAAAATGGAAGCATTAAAGCAGAGGACATTACCTGTGCCTAATATTGAGAAGTTCGATAATCAGTACGACATAAGAAAGCATGAGATCTTCACAAATAGGCGAAGATTCCCGGACAGAACTATTGAGTATGAAAACGAAAAGGGTGAGAAGAAGTCAAAGCGTGTTCCGCTGAACAGAATAGGCCTGCCATACCAGAAGAAGATTGTATCGATTGCAACTACCTTTTTTTGTGGCACTCCTATCAAGTACGTAAACAACACTGAAGATACTGTTCTGTATGATCCATTCATGAAGCTGTTGACGAAAGTGAAGTCAGAGTTCTTAGATAGAGAGATTCATACAGCTGTAGGAAGATGGACAGAGTGTGCAGAGTTGTGGTATGCGGTAACGGAAGACAATAGCGACTATGGCTTTACTTCTAAATTCAGATTGAAGGTAAAGGTTCTCACACCTGATAAATACAATCTATACCCAATATTTGACGAGAATGACGACTTAGTAGTATTCTCAGTAGAATATGAATCTGCAGGAGTGCAGCGATTTGATGTGTACACCAAGGATGTAATTATCAAGTATCGTGAAGACAAAGAACTTGGATGGATTGAAGACAGCAATGAAAAGAATGCCATAGGAAAGATTCCAATTGTTTACTACAGAGGCTTTGAAGGTCGAACTGAATGGGATGATGTTCAAGAGATCATCGAACGTCTTGAATTTATCTACTCCAATGTTGCAGAAACCAATGACAAGTTTGCATATCCTATTTTAGCTTTGAAAGGTGATGTAACGGGGGCATTGTCAAAAGATTCAGGTGGAAGAGTGTTGAAAATGGATGAAGATGCAGACGCTAATTTTGTTGATCAACCAAATGCCAACCAATCTTTGGCAAATGAAATTGAGAGACTAGACAAAGATGCTCATGATTTCACTAATACTCCTAATATAAGCCTTGGCAATATGCAAGGCCTTGGTAACATGCTTGCTGGATCAAGTGCTGAGTTCTTCTTTATGTCCGCTCATTTAAAAGTGATGGAGAAAGCTTCAATCTATGTTCCTGCTTTCACCAGAAGAGCTGCAGTTGTTACCGCCTGGCTGAAAATGTTTAATGTAAAATTGACAGGAGATCTTGATGTTACTCCGGTTATCACTCCGTATGTAATCAACAATGAAGCCGAGTTCTTGAAAATGCTATTGTCCGCAAATGGTAATTCACAGATATTCTCGTTAAAATATTGTTTGGAAAGATTAGGAGTAAAAGATCCGGATAAGATGATTAAACAGATCCAAGAAGAGCAAAAGACAGTTACCACAAAAGAAAAAGCCATCGCAAGTTGATGGCTTTTATTTTAGAAGGATTCTAAGCACCTCCAAGGCTTCTTTATGTGTTTTTGGGATTGGTTGATTGTTTTTGAGAAAGTCAACGCTTGCCATATTGAAATATTCATTGTCATGAATGGTTAGAGCGTAATAGTTATCCTTTCTTTCAAACTGAAACAGCTGCATTTTTCCGTGAACCTCTTTAGTGAACCCATTTGAAATGAGAAAAGAAGAGAAATTAAAGTCCTGTTTTTTGTTCATGTCCAATGTTTGACACAAAAATACCCTTCAATTCTATTCACTCCTAATAAAGTTACTTGCATAAATAGAAAGTGCAAGTAACTCAGCACTATATCTCTTTTTTCTCATGAAGTGGAAAAATATTTTTGTTATCGAACAATTAATAATACACAAATGTTTGAACAACAGATTTTCACTCAACTTAAAACCAAGTATAAAAACTTGGGGTTAGGAGACAAAGTTTTGAAAGTTATTGCTAAGAAATTAAGCAAGACGGTCAAAGAAGAAAGCGAAATTGAGAATGCAGTAGAAGGTGTAGAAGATGATCTGGTTCCTCTTCAGATTTTATCTGACCAAGTCCGGACTTTGAGTGGCAAACTTGACGCCATGAAAAAGCCTAAATCGGATGGTTCTGATGATGGGGATGATGAGGACGAGGAGGAAGAAGAAGCTGAGGGAAAGAAGCCTAAAGTAACTAAGAAGACTACAGAGAACAAGGATGAAGAAGTTCCTGCTTGGGCTAAAGGTCTTATTTCTTCTAATGAAGCACTGACAAAAGAACTGGCAGGAATTAAAGCTGAAAAAGTGGCTAAATCCAATGATGCTAAATTATTGGACAAGCTCAAAGAGCTTGGTGTTAACGAAAAGTTCTATAAGTACCACATCAAAGGGAAATCTTTTGAGAATGATGAGGAAATTGAGGAGTTCGCTAATGAGTTGAAAGAATCTGAAACAGAATTCTTGCAAGAAAATGCCAACAATGACGTTGAGGCTAATGCTAATACAGTCTTTGGGGGCAGTACTAAGCCAGAGGAAGTTTCAGCGTTTGCGAAAAACTTTGTGTCTAAAAAACTAAAACCAAATGAAACAGATCAATAGTAATTATGAAGCAGGGCGGCAGATTGTTGTTTTCGATGAGATCGTAACGACTTTGCCAGGTGGGGCACACGTTGAAAGAGGTGGTGCTATTGCGAGGTTTACTGATGGTATTTTACCCGCAGGAACAGCTATCGTAAAAGATGATGCAGATTTATATCAGGTGTTGGCAGCTGATGCCACAGCATTTGATGATGTAGTTGGATTAACAAGCCATGATGTAGCAATTGACGACTTCCCTTTGGTAGCTGTCGTTACAGGTGGTACGTTTAGAGTTGATGCTGTTCCTGCTTTTGAGAAAACGCATGTAGTGGACATCAAAAAAGCAGTCCCAACTCTTATCTCTCACTAAAAGGGTAATAACTAATAACTAAAAACACAGACATGAAAATTAACGCACAAAATATTATTCCGGAGTTTAGAGCAGGGGATTTTGGGTACATTCTTGAAAACAATCCTTTAGGGGACTTGCAGTATAGAAACTATTTTCCATTAGAGTACAATACTTCTTTAGATTTTGGGAACATAGAAGCGTCTACGGGTGCCAAAATCATGGCGAACGTTGTTGCTCTTGGTTCTAGGGCTCCTAGAAAAGGTAGAGAGTTTGCTTCTCTTATCAAAGGTGAATTGCCTAAAATCGAAATCGCTAGAGATCAGGATGAATTTGATTTATTTAAGGTCGATGAGCTTAGAGAGAAATTAAAAATCTATAAAAACAATGCCTCTATCGGGGATAAGTTAGCTAGTCTAATCTATGACGATCCATTATTCTGCCTTAATGGTGTTAATGCAAGGTTGGAGTGGCTTGCAAAGCAAGTGTCTTCCACAGGAAAGGTTAAGCTGGATAAGGTAACTAATGCAGCTGGGGCGCAAAACTTTACAATAGATTTCAAGATTAGAATGGAAACTGTTGGAAAGAAATGGGATCAGCCAGACGCTAAGCCTATTGATGATCTACAGGAATTACAGAATGATGCTTTAGGTAAAGGATTCAGATTGTTATATGCTACAACTGACTTGGCTACTGCAAACAAGATTACAAAACTTCAGAATGTGAAAGAGTTTGTATATGGTGTTGCGTCTTCTGGTACTGTTGCATTGTTTGAGCCTACGATCGAGCAATTGAATGCTAAGTTACTGGAAAAGAAACTTCCTACTTTCAGAGTATGGGACTCTGTTGTAAGTGAAGAAGATAAATCAGGAAAGGTTACCGCAATGAGCGGATGGCAAACTGGTAATATCTTGTTTACAATTGACTCTGTATTTGGTAATACTCAGTATACCGTTTCTAAAGAGTTTACAACAGATTTGAAAGGAACAATTTCTAAAAAAATTGTTGATGATGCAATCCTAATCAAAACGTGGGGTGAAGAAGATCCATTGTTGTTTTCAACTAAGGGGCTAGCTTACGCTTTACCAGTCATCAACAACACTAAGAAGTCAGTCATTTTAACAGTACTTTAAGATGAATATACAGATTAGGGATTATTTGACAGCCTTATTTAATGGTTGGTCGGTTGATGTTTCTGAAGAGGTTCTAAATGTAGAATTGATAAATGCTGGTGTAGATGGCTCTTCCGAATATAACGCCGAAATGAAAGAGAAAGTTCAGAAAGTGCTGTACAATTTAATCCCTACTCTTGTTTTGCCTAGTAGTATTGGAGAAGGAGGAATGTCAATATCCTATGACAAGGATAAGATGGAACTCTTCTATGATCTACTTTGTAGTGACCTTAATATGCCTAATAAGCTCAAAAGAAATAAAATAAAAGACATTACAAGCCAATGGTAATCTATCCTTATAAAATCTTAGTCTTTGTGGAAACTGAATCTACTCGTGACGAAGAAACAGGAGCATGGATACCTGGCACTCAGGACTGGGTTGATTTTGGCAAATGCAGAGATGAAGTCAATGGAGGAGGAGCTAAAATCACCGGTACTGACCAAACTGTTTATGAGTACAGCTGGCTTATTCAGTGTCCTAAAACGATAAATAAAATTGACTTTGGGGCTAAGATTAAGGTTATTGATAAAAATGGTAATGTACGAGCTAATGGAAGCGTTTTGAATTTTTGTCCAGAACAATTACACACAAGAATATGGGTTTCTTAAAAGCAGACATAGACATGAGTGCTATTGATAGCTATATAGCAGAAGGAGTGCAGGTGATGCTGCAACAACTTATATCTGGTGTAAAAAAGGTCGCTGATGATGGAGTTGCATTAGCTAGATCAAAATCACGATCAAATGGATGGACGGACCACACAGGAGACTTAAGGAACTCCATTGGTTACATTATCTCTCTTGACGGTAAAATCGTTCATGAAAATTTCGAAACATCTGTTAATGGTACAATACCAAGCACCAATGATCCTAAGAAGATTGGAAGAGATTTGGCGATTTCTGTTATCTCCGGTATTCCCGGAATAGCATTCGTTCTTGTTGCAGGTATGAACTACGCTTTAAAAGTAGAGAGTGGAGGAGTAGATGTCATTACAAGTGCTGAACAGTTGGTTAAAGTAGAATTACCAAGAATGATGAACGGTTAATGAGAAAGACAGTATTAGACGGTAAACAATGGATTTTTGAACTCCTGAAAAATGGAGGGATTAAAAATGTTATTTCCGGAGACATTTATAAAGATCGCAGACCAGTTGGAAGCACAAAAGAAGATGCTGTTATTAATAGTATTTCGATGAATGAGGAGTTTCTACAAGATGGGGTTTTTAATATCAACATTTATATTCCTTATTTACGTGTAAAAATCAACGGAATTGATCAAGACATGCCAAATGAAGTAAGGCAAAAAATCATAATGAATTTTGTTAAGCCTTTACTAGAATCAGTCTATACAAAGGACTATAACTTAAAACTGGAGTTTCATGATGTCCTTGATGACGCTAAAGACAATTGGATAAACTTCAGGGTAAATATGAAAGCTTTTAATAATAACTAAAAACACAAATAACATGGAAGGGTTAACTAATGGAATTCATGCCGTTAAATTTGCTCCTATTGGGGCTAATGGCACAATGGGGACAGACTTCTTTACATTCGGATTAACTGAAGAAAACAGTTTCAAAATTGTTCCGAATCCGGCTCAATACGAGGAAAAAAAGTCTGAGGAAAAATCAGCACCTACTGCAAGAATCAAAACGTCTGAGGCTTCTCTTGGATTCACCTTCAAGATTCAGAATCCAAATGGTGAAGCGATGAAAAAGCTATGGGGAGGAACTGTGGATGCTACCACAAAGAAATATACTCCACCAAAAGTAATTGTACCTGCAGAATACTCAATGAGTGTAATCCCTTTTATGGGTTACGGATTTGATGTAGTTCGTGCGCAGGTTACTGCTGATTTCAATCCGGATTATGGTCGTGCGAGCCTTTTAGGTATCGATGTAACGATAACTATATTAGACAGCGGTTCAGATGCTGCAAACTTTGAAACGCCTTTCTATAAAGAGGGAGGAGTATTGTTCACTGGAACACCGTAACATTTGACGAATAAATAGAAAAAAACGCTCTCAATTTTGGAGAGCGTTTTTGTTATTACGGATTCCCGTATCAAACCATAGAATTAATATTGTATTTTTATAGCAAAAATTATCAATGAAGAATATATTTACCTTTTTAGCTTTATCATTAACCATTTTCTGTTTTGGGCAGTTTAAGATCACTCCTGAAAATTTTAAAAGCATAGATAGTCCAGATAAAGATTATATAGTTTATGAGTTTCCAGGAAAAACCAAATCAGATTTGTTTAATGCTGCAAAGATGTATGTAAATTCAACCTATAAAGGAGTGAAATTTGACGGCTACAACGAAGTTGCCAATGAGCAAATTGTATTAGATGTTAATTACGTAAAGCCGAATGCTGGAATGTTTGATGGAGCAGGGCTATTTTCTGTTAGCAACAGGTATGAAATGAATTTTAAAGATGGAAAAATCATGTTTAGACCTTCTTTTAGATATTTACAGGATACCAAAGGAAATAAAATATACCTTTCTGGCGGATCGTTTCTTGATAAAACAGTTTACAATAAAAACGGAAAGCTTTCTGTAAGTTCCAAGCTTGAAGAATTAATAAACAAGTCGGTTGAAGGAGTGTCCAGTGGACTAAATAAAAGCATTCAAGATTCCAAATCTAATGACTGGTAATACACCACTCCTATGATAAAACAGAGCCTGCCTTTTCGGTAGGCTTTTTTTTATGCCTTAACTGCAAGTAACTCGTTACAAGAAAGCTTTTTATGCTCCTATTTGAATCTTATTTTTGTTTGTATTCCAAAAACACAAATGATGACAGAAGACATGATGCTGGAAGAAGAAAAAAAGGAGTCAAATATCCTCAATCGTATTGGATTCGATATAACATCCAAGATGTTTGGCAGGCCAAAGAAGTGGCATGTGGGATTCTTCCCAGCTTGGCTAAACATAAAGCAAACGGACATATCTCTACGTCTGGAAATTTCTGAAGAAGATTTATATAGCGGTAATAATCAAGCTGCTATTAATGCTATGATTAATGGAGTTAATCAAAACTCTAAGTTAATGTGCGAATATTTAGCGCTGGCTATTCTATGCTCCAACTTCACTTATGTCCCTCGATTCATCAGGTTTACAATATTAAAAAAATGGATGGTAAATCATCTGTTACATACAATTGATAACGCAGAAATTGTAAAGGCCGTGAACAGTTGTTTTGAGCTAAACGACTACCAGTCTTTTACGATCTCTACTACGGCGGTAAAAGCCAACAGGATAACGAAGGTGATCAAAGCACCGGAAGTAGAGAAAAAGGACTAAGAGCCATACATGGAAGACTAGGGCAGATATGCGCCCACTTTCATTGGACTTTTGACTATTTGCTTTGGAAGATTGATTGGAGAATAGTACAACGGATGTTGATTGATGCATCTAATTACGAAACGGATGATGATAAAAAGAAGAATGATGGAATAACTCTTACTGAGCAGACATCAGAGGACTTTATTAGAAGCTTGGATATATATAAGTAGGAGGAGGAATGAATAATGCAGCTGGGGCACTTAATTTTAGGGCTACAATAGATTTATCAAATTTTAGGACTGGGATCAATCAGATTAGGACTGATATTCTCGGTCTTACTGGTGTTGTTGAACAACAGACTAGCAGAATGGATTCTGCTTTTAAAAACTTGTCATTAGGCATTGCCGGATATTTTTCAGCAAGCGCACTAAAAGGCTTCGTGATGGAGCTTATAGACATTAGGGGAGAGTTTCAAAAAACCGAGATAGCCTTTTCTACTATGCTTGGAAATGGAGGACAAGCAAAGCAATTGATGAACCAAATGGTCGATCTTGCTGCTAAAACTCCTTTCTCTCTTCAAGACGTTTCTAGTGGAGCAAAGCAATTGCTGGCGTTTCAAGTACCAGCTAATGAAGTAGTAGATACCCTTACCCGAATGGGTAATATTGCAGCAGGGTTATCTGTTCCTATTCAGCGTATAAATCTTGTTTACGGTCAGGTAAAAGCAAAAGGTAAATTGATGGGTGATGATCTCCGTCAGTTTACTGAAGCCGGAATTCCTATGGTTGCTGAACTTGCTAAAAAGTTCGGAAAGACAACTGCGGAAATATCTACAATGGTTTCGGCTGGGAAAATAGGATTTAACGATGTTAAAGACGTTTTGTTCTCATTAACCAATGAAGGAGGCATGTTCTTTAATTTAATGGAACAGCAGTCAGCCTCTTTGTCGGGGAAAGTCTCAAATCTGGGTGACAACTTTGAACAAATGTTGAATCAAATTGGTCAAAGCCAAGAAAGCATCCTTGGAAAAGGCATTGATGGTTTGTCTTATTTGGTTGAACACTATAAGGAGGTTCTAAATATAATTGAGGCTCTGGTTGTTGTTTATGGCGCTTATAGGGCAGCGTTGATAACTATTTCTGCTGTAGAATCTCTACGAAGTAAAACCATGACTAGAGATATAGCTTCTATGACATTTGCAGAAAGGATGGCTTTAGGTAGAGCTTTAGTTACAGAAAGGCAAGCTAAAGCAAACTTAATGGAAGCAGAAACAGAATTAGTTGCTGCAAATGCTAAGTTGGCAAATGCTCAGGCTGATAAAACAGCATTAGGCGCTATAATGGCATCTAACGCAGCTAAGGAGGTTAAAATAGCGACGACAAAAGTTGAAGCTGCACAAGAGGCATTGAGTACAGCTACTAAAAACGCAAGTGCATTAGCTGAAGTAAGACTTACTGCTGTGCAACAGTTGAGAGCTGCAGCAACTAGAGCAGTGGCTTCTGCGCAAGCTTTTCTGAATGCTACAATGCTTAATAATCCTTATGTATTAGCAACCATTGCAGTGGTCGGATTGGTTTATGCCTATTTCAAGCTTCGTGATACCACGACAGCACTTGAAAAAGCTGAAAAATCTCTAGCTGAAAACAGAGAAAGAAACATAAAGATTCTTGATGGGCTTAAATCAAAGACTCAGGAATATTTAACGGTACTAAGAAGTGACTATGCCACTAATTTGCAAAGGCATCAGGCATATGAGAAAATGCTATTGTTATATCCTGAGTTTCTGAAAAACATATCTATGGAGACGTTCCTAAAAATGGAACAGGTTAAAGTCAATAAACTTTTAGCGGAAGCTGAAGATTCGAAAAATAAGGAGCTTCTAATTGTAGATATTGATAAATCTAAAGATAAGATTCAAAAATTGAAGGATTTTATTAGAGATTTTGATAAAGGAATTGAACCTGAAAATTTTGGGCTTGAACATCACTGGACGTTAGGAGGCTATGTAAAAGAACTTGAAGGGGCTGAAATCGCACTTAAAAAGCAGCAATTTATTTTAGATAGACGTAATGAGGCTGAAAAAATAGCCAATATGACTGTTGAACAGAGAAAGGTATACTATGAAAATGAATATAAAAGCCTTGAATCTCAATTATTCCAACATCAACAAAAAAATAAACATTTAAAAGATGCTGATGTATTGACTGTTAAGCTTGGAAATTCCCTTGCCAATCTTTCTGTTTCATCTCTTTTACTTGAGATAAAAAAGGCGAAAAACGAATTGAGTTCCCTCCAAAATACTGCGCAGCCTGTTGATAAAAACAAAGCGTTCTGGGAACAGCAAAAGAAAGAGGCTTCCGAGGCAAATGATGCCATGAGTGGTAAGCAAATTGGCGGCGGTGACTGGAATAAAAATATAAAAAAGATACGTGAGGCCGATGAGCACTTGAAAGCTTACGACTACACTTTAAAAAAGGTAAAAAAGGAAACTAGGCAGATTGCCGAAATACTTCCGGTTGGATCTGTAAAAGAGCTGCAACAACGAGTGCGCCTCCTTCAAGAAGCGAAAGATCTTTCTATAAACAACCAGGTTAAAGTTCGTAAAGTAGATAAATATGGTCAGGATAAAGATAAAAGCGGAAAGCCTTACTATACTGGTGAAATTATAACCGTTGAAGAAGCTGAAAAAAGAATCAAACTGATAAACAGGAAGATTCGCGAAATGCAGACAAAGAATTTTAGTGATGAAGCTGAAGAAATAAAACGCCAGATTTCAGTGAGAGATATGCTTATGCAACAAGGTTTATCCAAGGAAACAGTAGATGATATGTTTCCTAAAATTAAAGATAAATCCTTCATTAAATATCTTGAAGAATCTGAAATAGCTATTAAAAAATTGCTTAACTCAGGCAAAGCCGATGAAGATACAGCAAATAACCTAAAATCGGTTTTAAACTCTATTAAAGAATATAAAGGAGTTGAAACATATATTGAAGGAGTAAATAATCAAATTGACGTCCTTAAAACAAAATTCTCTGGCAGTGAATTGATTTCAGAACTTGATAAATTCAAAAGATTAGATGCCGGAGATTCTACAGAAGAAGAGCGATCTGCGAAAAATAGAGCCGTTGAAAAAGCTAAGAACGAAGAGCGGATAACTCTTGAATCATCATACATTCAGTTACTCAATGACAGGAAGACATTTGAGGAAAAGAAAAATAAAATCATCAAAGACGCTAATGATTTAAGGACTTTAGCTAAAAATGATTCCGAGCTAAAAAAAATAGGTGAAGCAGAAAAAGAACAGCTTTCAAGTTTAACTGTAGAGGCTTTTAGGACTTCTAAGGATTGGGAAACTGCTTTTGGTGAATTGGAATACACTTCTAAATCTTCACTAGAAAGAATACTTAAGCAACTTGTTAATTTTCGTCAGGCAAATAAAGAAAATCTTTCTGTTCAGGATTATAAAACGATTTCTGATAAAATAACAGAAATTCAAAACAGATTAGCCCGTTTTGATCCATTAAAGGGACTTATATCGTCTTATAAAAACTATAGAAGCGACAGCGAGGCTCTTTTGAAGTTCCTGTCTGAGTTAGAACAAGCAAATGTAGATCTTGCGGAAAGCTATAATCTACTTAATAAGGCTCAGTCACAAGAAGAATTCGATGCTGCAATGAAAAAGCATGATGCAGCCTTGGAAAGAAGAAGAAGGGCTACAGAAGGAGTTAAGCAAGCAGAAGATAATTTATCTCAGTCAACAACTTCATTAAGAAAATCATTAGAATCTGTATCTGAATATTTCAACCAAGTAAGATCGGTAATATCCTCTGTTAGAGGTGTATTTGACGACTTAGGCCTGAGCATGGATAATGCGTTTGGAGACATTTTAGATAACCTGGAGCAGACAATGCAAGGTTTCGAACAGATGCAGAGCGGGTTAACTAACATGCTTGAAGGATTGGCTACTAAAAACCCGATCCAAGCAGTTGCGGGCGGAATTCAGGCTATAGGTGGAGTTATAAAAATGGTTTCTGGCTGGTTCAACAACGATAAAAAGAAAGAACGTGCTATAAAGAGAGAAGCAGACGCCCTGAGAGAATTAAAATCTGTATACGAAGATTTAGCTTATGCAGCCAGTAAAGCGTTAGGAGGAGATAAATATGATGCAGACAAAAAAAGTCTTCAAAATATTAAAGATCAACAGGCTAGGCTTCGTGAAATGTATCGTCTTGAAGCAGATAAGAAGAAAAGTGACAAAGGAAAAATGCAGGATTATCAGGAACAGATAAAAGTTCTTGATCATCAGTATCAGGATTTAGTTGATAGTATAGCTAAAGATTTTCTTCAGACTGATGCAAAAGATCTTGCGAGTCAATTTACCGATGGATTGGTTGAAGCTTTGACAAAAGGCGAGGATGCTCTTGATTCCCTTGATAAAAAAGCAAATGATGTATTCGCTAATATGGCTAAGGCGTGGGTTCGTTCTCGTCTTGAAAAAAGTATGGGGAACATATTCGATGAAATGATGAAAGCTA